GTAGGAGAGTATTCTAAAACATCTGATATTCGTAAAGAAAGTTTTTCTGCAGTTTCAGCTGTTAAAAATAAACCAGCTTGCAATATATGTCTTGTTGCAGTATTACTATTTGCTGCAGCTAATTTTTGTACACCAACCAAAGCGTTTTTATCTGGTGTTGCAGCATCTCTAGCCTCATTAAGTCCAGTAGTATCTCTTATCATTTGCATGTAGTAGTTGTAATTTGCAATAAGAGCTTGTATCTTATTTCCACCACTACCACTAGTTATTTCTTGTATTGGCACTTTACCAGCATTTACATCTCCATCTCCAGTATAAGATCTACCAATTACAGATCCTGTTTGAAAAAACATGTTTAAAGCTTCTTGTGGACTATAGTTTGTACCGTTACCTAAATCTATTTCAGCTAAACCATCAGCATCTAAATAAACACCGTCTGGCACCATGCGCGCCATTACTTGTTGTAATTTTAAATGCGTAAGCTGTATCATATCTGCAAAACCAGTAATACGTCTTACTAAACTTTCAATTTTACCCTTATACATACGTGGTGCTACAACAGAATAATTCATCTTTACTTTATTAAAATCACTTTTAGATCTTAACATATTTTTAGATATTTCCCATTTTAATAACTTGTTAGTACCAAGTATTAATGCACCTTCATATACAACTTCAATAGCTCTTTGTAATCTTTGAAAGTTACCTTCTTTATCAGCTGGTGGATTAAACGTGTCATCTTTTTCTATAGCTTTTTCAGCGCCACTACCAGTTTCTTTTACTTTATAAACTTCGTTCATGTATGTTTTATAATTAAAATACAAAACTTGAACTTTATTATTGTCTATTTCTTTATAATGAGCAGAACCTTGGTCGTAATTAGTTTGTTGGTAGTTTTTATTTTTAAGTATATCTTCTAAATCTGATTCTGTTAAAAAAGGAAATTGTTTTGCTAGTTCATTTATAGGTATTCTTTTAACCTCACCTATATAATACAAGTCTTCAAAATAAGGTGATTCAGTATATGAATAAACTAAATCTGCAGGATCAACATATTCTATTGTAATACCTTCTGAAGTATTAAAGTTAGTTTTTACAGCGCCAATACCTAAAACTGTTAAATCATAATAAAAACGTTTTGAGATTAAATCATAATTGTTTCCTTCCATTAAAACTTTCAATGCTTGTTCTTCAGCTATTTCTATGTTTTGCTTGTAGTTTAGCTGCATGTGAAGCTGAACTTCTTCTGTATTTTGTGGAATATCTGTTAGGTTTGTTTTTCTAGTATTAATACCAAAAACTTCTCTATTGTAATCGTTTAAACCTTGTAAGCTCATATCTGAAAGTATGTCTTGTAGATATTTAGTTTTTTGACTTACACTAAGAGGGTCTTGTGAATAAGCTTTTACATCATACATACGTTCAGATATACCATTTACAACTATATCTACAAATTTAGGTATAATAGGTACAGGTTTCCAGTCTAAATTAAGATAAGATAAATCACCATTAATAGATAATTCATCTTTATACTTTTGTACTGACTGCTCACCTCTAGCGTATAATCTAAGATTATGATAATTGTTTTTATTTGTTGTATATCTTGTTTGGTTATAATCATTGTAAAACCACTCTGTTTCAATTGCTTTTGCAATTTTTAAACCATAATCGTAACTAAGCTTTTCAGCGTCGCTAACAGCTTGACTTGGAAAATAACCTTTTATAACAGACTCTGCCATATATTTATTTTATTATTTTTGAATTATAACCAGTATTACTATATCTAGCTATATTTATGTTTAATTTTTGTTTTTCTATATTTGGGTTTGGTTTATACAAATGTCTATTACAAGCCATTATAGCCAAACCACTACTAATTGTTGCGTCAAATTTTGTACGTTTATTTATATCAAACTTGCTCCAATCATTTAAAGTAGTATTAAAATACATGCTACCATAGTCACCTGTTTGCATTTGACCAACGTGACCTTGTATATACATTTCAATTGCAGCGGCATGAGCTTGTTTTATATCTTCACTTGAGTTTGGCATACCACCTACTTCTTTTTCTGCTGTAGATAATTTATTCCAAACTTTATCAGGTCTATTCATACTATAACCTCTATAACCACGTCTTCTTAAATAATAAAGTAATCGTGGTTTATTGTTTTCTGCAAGTATTGGCATGCCATAAAAAACTAAAGCACATAACACGTCTTCAAAAAATATATCAGCTGTTTGCGGTCTAGCTACGTATTCTAAAAAAAACTGATTAGCTGGAGCATCTTCCATGCTAAACTTAGTTAGACCGTGTAAAGAACCTTTTGACCCTTTACCATCTACTGTACCTGATATATCGTAACTATCACAACCAAAAGCACCCATGTGTTCATTGCCAGGATATTTAATACCGTTTTTTATTATTATTCTGTTTTGTAAGTTGCTAGGTGGTACCCAGCTTACTTTAAATCTACCTTTTGGATCTGGATAAAATATTACTTGAGTATCTTTTACACCGTTAACCCACTGAAAGCTACCGGTATTAATAGGTGTTTTTATACCTTCGTTGTAATCTATTTGTTCGTATATTCTTACTAAGTTAAATATACTATTTTTTGCTTCATCTCTAAACGCATGTTCTTCAGTTCTTGGAAACTGTCTATAAAACTCGTTTAACGCGTCTTGATCTTGTTTTAATCCTTCAGCTTCATTATTCCAATGATCAATAATACCGTAATCAATTAATTCTCCGTCTGGCCCGTAGACATCATTATCTGGATTATCAAATACTGGATTTCCGTATTCATCAATAAATCCTTCGTAGTTCCACTCCATTGGGATAAAGAGAGAATATAAGCCAGACTTTGTCTGTCCATTACGATTTCGTCTTGATACATCTGAGTCATTGTATAATTTTTTAAAGTTATCACCTCCTTTATCTAGTGCATTACTAGTACTACCCATCATGCATTTACCAACTATTCTACTACCTAATCGTAAACAAGTTTTTGTAACACGCCAATTATTTAATATATTATCAGGTCTTTCCCATTTACCACTTTCATCATGTACTAACAGTGTAAGCTTTTCTCCGTCATAACTGTTATCACCTGTATTTTTCCAATCAATAGTAGTATCAAGTCCAACCAAGTCTTCCTGCTTTTCAT